AAATTGTCCAGGCGTTCTATGACCTGTGCAATGACGAGACGACACCATTCACGCAGCGCGCAGCTGAGGCCTATATCCGCGATGAGTACAGCCGCCTTCCTGATTGCATCATTCGGTTTATGCAAAGCGGGCTTCTGTCACGCAAAGCAATCATGGCCGCGCATACGGTACTGGTAGCATGTTGTGACGATGATATCGGCGATCTGGTTGGCTGGATGAAGCCAGCAAAATCACGTAAGCGTGGCTTTGTCTGGCGCCCGGGCAGCATGCCGCCGGAAAGTATGGTCATCGTCGCGCAAAACCTGATGATGCACGGCATTATCGGCAAAGCGAAGGTGCGCAAGCTGCAGCGTTACGAAACGAACGAGACAACCGCAGAATTCCGCGCAGCCGACTACATCATGGCGGCCCGTAACCATTTCGGCATAAGCCGGGAAGAGGCCGAGAACCTCACGATGACAGAGTTCGCCATGATGATTAACGCCAAATACCCAAATCAGAACGGCTTCACGCGCGAAGAGTACGACACGGTCATGGACGAAGACGATCGCCGCTGGAAAGCTATGATGGTAAAAGCGTCTTAGCAAACGCGAATTTAACTACAATTGCATCGGAATCGTGACATGTCACAACATGCTACCAGTACCGTATGCGCGGCCATGATTGCTTTGCGTGACAGAAGCCCGCTTTGCATAAACCGAATGATGCAATCAGGAAGGCGGCTGTACTCATCGCGGATATAGGCCTCAGCTGCGCGCTGCGTGAATGGTGTCGTCTCGTCATTGCACAGGTCATAGAACGCCTGGACAATTTCCTCTGGCTCACCAATGCGTGCCATGTTGCGAAACGACGGCCGGAAAAAGAATTCCCGGTCACCGGTACCGATAACGCATTCGCCTAATTCTTTAATCGGGGTCATAGTCGCTCCATAAACAGTATCAAGGGCGCAGAACGCCCTTTGTACTATTCACGAAATGGCCTGGTGGTTAACTGATAGTAACCGTGCAGGATGCAGACGTGATCTTGACTGGTGTCGCGGAAGAATCGGTGACTTCACAGGTATAAACCCCGGCATCACCAGAAACAGCGCTGGCCTTGTTGAAGGTCGCCGTTGTTTGCCCGCTGACAACCGTGCCGTCTTTCTTCCAGACGTAGGTGTAAGGCGCTGTGCCACCCTCAACCACGACCGACATATTCAGCGCCGATCCGGCTGCCACGCTCTTGGTCGTCGGCAGGTTAGTGGTAAACGCCAGCGCCGGCGGTGCGACTTCAAATACCACGGTTTCTGCATCAGCAACTTTCCACTCACCAGAGAAGGTCGAAATATCCGAGGTGCCGAAATCACCAGACCAGGAGGTGGTGTTGAAATAGCCCATGATATAAGTGCCAGCGTCTTCACCAGTGAAGTCGAAGCGGACCCAGACTGTCGGTTGCCGGCCGGCCTGTACCTCATCGAAAATATATTTCGAGATGGCAATAGCGCCGATTTCCGTCGTCTTGTCTTTCTTGCGGAACTCACCTTCTCCTGAGATTGTGAAGTCCATGTTGTTGACCAGGTTCTCAACCAGCCCCTTCGTATCGTCAGCCTCAGAGGTGACGGTATTCATGGAGTAGTCAAATCCCTTGGTGGTCATGGCGCCGAGTCGCTTCCATTCGGAAAGCGCAGGAACCGTATCAGCACAGCCAAAAGCCATGCGGAGCACGGCCACCTTACCAATCAGCTTGCCGGTGTCATTAGCGCAGCCTTTCATGTATGCCTCTCAATTAAAAAAGGCCGCCATATGGCAGCCTGATGGGTGATTCTGGCGGGTTAAGCCGCTCTGGCCTCAATCCGCAAAGCGTCTGAAGAAAGCTCTCTGCGATGTGCTGCATTAGCAGTGTCTTTTTCCGCCATTGCGAGTATTCGGTCGTGAGCAATAAGCCCTGCTGTTCTTGCAGCGAGCCTTTCTCTCTTGCGAGCAATAACATCCGCATATTCGTAATGAATTCTCAGCACTTTCTGTGCATAGGATGCATCGAAGGGATAAATCATGTTTACTCACCGTAAGTGCAGGATACGAGCAGCCGGGTTACTAATCTGCCCTCTTCGGTGGGGATCGGCGCCGGGACATTACCGACAAGCCGTAGCGCGCCTACGCAATCATCGGCGCCGGATTGCGCGCTGATGTACTCGACAATGGCGTTCACTGCGGCGTCAGCAGCATCGGGATTCGCCTTCGAGGAGATCACATCAACCATCACATACCAGTCGCCGCCGAGGTCAAAGGTGATATCGGTACCGCCGGAAGGCCTGAACACGATGAACTGATCGGTATCTTTCCCGGTATCGCGCCATTGCCGCCACTGGACCTTAAACCCCGCGGTAAGCCCCTCAGCCACAAAGAGGTCTTTGAGGCGCATATACATCGGAGGGGTCATAGCGAAAGCTCCTTCTTCACCACCGCGTCAATCTGGCTGCGGGTATCGTCGAAGCCCTTCGTTAAGAACTCCTTACGGGCCGTTGCTCGCGTGAAGTTCTGTTTCACTGCCGGATCGTGAACATAAACCGCATAGTTGGCGGAGTAACCAACGCGCCCGGTTACCCTGGTGCCGTTAGCCATGATTTCGCGGAACTGGCTGTTGATGAGCGTCGACGTATCGATCGGGGTGTAAAGCGCGGCCTGCGCGCTGCCGATAAGCATCGCAGACTGGATTGCTCGCACGACTTTACGTCCCTGAACGTCTTTAATGATGCGATCGAGGTTGGACTTGGCCTGGCGGATGCCGCGAACTTTAGCGCCCATAATCAGACTCCCGTAATCAGTGCGAAATCGTCCGCCAGTCGCTCGAATGTATCTGCGAACTGGACGATCTGCCGAATCTCATCGGCCTCATCCGGCGGTGCTGCATCAGTCGACGCGCCAATCAGGATGTAATCTCCCTCCCGCGCCGTTGCGTACTCGGTCCATATCGTGTTTTTAACAACGAGCTCCCGGCCAAGGTCACCGATTTTTGCAGAGAGGCCGCCCTGGTAGTCGCAGAGGATAGCGATCGGTGCTTCCCACCCGTACGGCTGACCTCCACCGTCGGTATCGCTACCGTCAGCATCGCGTATGCGCCGCCAGATTGTCGCCGTCGCGGTGTATGACCAATTCGCGGTTGCCGACATCAGTCATCCCTCCATCGCAGCACAACGGCGCCTGTGGCGCGTATGCGGTCGCAGTTAATGAACCACTCGCCGTCGCTTTTCACGTACGCCGTAGTTTGCTGACCGGTATCGGTGATCACCCACACCCGCGTAAACGTCCGCGGCATCCGTTGCTGAACCGAAACCCACGCCATTAGCAGCCCCCGACCACCAGAAACAGGCCCACACTGTTGCCGGCGCTGATCGGTAGTTCACTGGTGCAGCCGCTGGTATCTAGTTTCGCCAGAGAGTCACGCAGCCAGGTAATGCCGTCGTCACCGTAGTCGAACGATCGCGACGCGCCTGATGGCGCCCCCTGCGATTTTATTCGCCGGGCACCGGAAGACGTCGCCATGAGCGCAGCGGAATACATCAGGATCAGCTTTGCCGAACATTCGTCGTATCCCGCACCATCGAGGCACGGGATAATCTTGTTCACCACGCAGAGAATCGGATCGAGCAGCGCTCCGGGAATGGAGTAACCCAACTCACCGAGGAACGCCTGCACGTCTGCCGCTGTGATTGGGTCAGCCATGGTTATTTCGCCTTCTTAGATTTGCTGGCAGATTCTTCCTGCTGCTCTGCCTGCTCTGCCTGCTCTGCAGCATCATTGCTAGGTGTAGCCACTTCCAGCGTCGGGTCGTCATCAATAATGATTTCAACCAGACCAGCGGCTACCCAACGCTTAGCGACATCGCCGCTTACCGAAACCTGAGCACCAACCTCCAGTTTCTGGAGATTGGCACCGGAGAAAAGGTTATCGCTAATCACTTTAACCAGTGCCATTTCCCGCCCCTTAGCTGTGTGCGTAGATGACTGATTTTTTGCTGTTGATGTCGGTCTTAACCATCAGGCCAGCAGCGCCCCAGGTACGCCAGATGTAATCGCTGTTGTAGAACGGACGCGGATCGGCAACGGTGCCGAAAGCCTGGCCTACAATCGGAGCAATCACGCCAGCGGTAAGCGGGACAATCAGGATCTGGTTACCGGTCAACTGAGCGTCTTCTTTAATCGCGGCAATGCCGGACAGTTTCAGAAGCTCTTGCAGGATGGTGTCAGACTGATAGTTGTCGCTGAAGTAGCGCTCCAGGTTGGAAATGATGGCGCTCGACACGTACCAGGTCTGCTCGGCGTACTGATTGTTGGTAAGTTTGAGCGTGTCGCGCAGCTTAATTGCTGCGTTACGGATCTGCTCAGCAGTGGCGGATGCGCTGGTGAAGTCGATATTCAGGCCAGATGCGCCGAGGTCAACCATCGCCACACGCTCGTCGTTCTTCAGACCCTTCCAGGTCTTATCGTCGAACTTGATGTAGTTACCTTCCGCGTCGCGATAGCCGTTGTAGATGTAATCCACATACTGGCGGCGCACTTCGTTGGTTGACTCAAACTGAGCGTCAGAGATGATGTCGAACGCATCCGGGTTGTTCAGACGAGGCTCACGCCAGTGGAACTTGAAGCCGGTATCGTGCACCGGAACCATAGTACCGTCGTACTGGTACTGCACAGCATCCAGCGCAGCGCCGATCTGGCCTGACATGGAGGTATGAGCCCACATGCGGCCGCCAGACTTGGCGTATTCATACACCGTCTGATTGATGCGCACCGAACGTGACAGCGGCATCAGGTCGTTGAACAGCGTGAACTCAGTGTTCGGCTGGAATTGACGCAGCACGGTCTGGTCAAAGGCCTTGTACAGGTCAGCAGGTGAGCGAACAGCGTTGATGCCGTTGAGATGGTTAACAGCATTAAGGCGGTCGGCGATCTCCTGCATAACGTTGACGCCCTGATGGTTCAGCGCGGCATTACGCTCCATAGTCAGCATACCGAACTGGTATTGGTTCACGGCCAGGTTGCCGGTCTTTTCGCCCAGCGATTTAGAATAAACAAGCATTCAGTGACTCCTTACTTGATCACTACGCGAATGAGATCGCCAGCAGCGGCGGTAATTGAGCGCTCTTCGCCGCAATAGCAGCGATCGTTTTCACCGGTGGCCCACTTCTTAACCTGGCCATTAACGATTGAGAGAGCGTCGCCTTTTTTATAGGTGCCGGCCGCTGCGCGCACATTCAGGAACATGCCAGGCAGCGGATGGATGCCAACCAGAAGATCGTCGACAGCAAACGTGTCATCTACCGTTTTGCAGCGCAGATAATCGAAGTCAGCGACATAGATAATTGCTGTCTCGCTACCATCTACCGACACCTTGAAGACGCCAGCATCGAAGAAGCCCAGGGTGCCGGGCTTGACCGCGGTGGCGCGGCCTTCACGGTTGAGCAGCGGATTAGGGAATACGCCACCGGCGTGAATTACATGTTTTCCGTCTTTAGCCATTTTTTACTCCGGCATTTCGCTGACTGATTGGGTGTTGGTAGCCTGGCGGAAAGCGCCATTCAGGCCGGTTGAGGTCTGGCATTGAGCAAACAGCTCTTTCAGAGGCTCGCCGTCCAGAGCGTTTACAGCAATATCGGTCATGCCAAATTTGGCTTTTACCGCTGCGCGCATGTTGGTCTTCTCGCTTTCCGAGTTCGCGTTGATCTTGCTGTTAAGCGCCATAACCTGATCGGTCAGAGCTTTTGCCCAGGCTGGTATCTCTTCATTGTTGGCGGCCTGTTCCGTCTTTTTGGGCGCGCCGGTAGCCGGGTCGATTTCTTCATCGCCCTTTTTCTTGGCGGTGACCTCTTCGGCCTTCATCTGGTTGTAAGCGTCCATCAGTTCGGCATCGGACTTGCCTTCAGTCGGCTTACCCGCGGCTTGGAGCGCATTGATAATCAGTTCTTTCATCGGATCGTTCTCTCCGTTGGTTTTAATCTCGTACTCAATGGGTTTGCGCACGACTTCTACAGGTTCGCCGACGAACACGGCTTTACCGTCATCATCGATGAGGTACTTCTGCTTTAGGTATCTGGTGTCATCGCGGTAGATGAAGCTGTCTGGCCACACCGTTTCTGGCCATAGCCACTTATCTTCTGCGTCACCCTCACGCAGCTTGTCGCTGATGGCGCGTGAAATGTCGTCAAAAGAGAAGTTGGAGGCGTTGGTGAAGAAGAATTTTGTCTTGTTGAGCAGACCTTCTCGGGTGCAGTCGATACCATCAGCAAGGCGAGCAACTTCGATCTGCTGCTCATGACCTTCTGAGTTGACGAAGATGCCCACGCCTTCTTCCGGAGTTCCGGCGCCAGGCTCATCGAGTAGCACCGCCACATGGTCAAACATCATGTTGGTGGCGATCTCGTTGTACTTCTTACCCTTCGACTCGCCATTAGCTGCAATGCCGGAATACAACAGTCCTGTGGAGATGTGGATGGGTTCTGAATTGGTGCCGGAGATCATCTCATCAAGTCGGTTAATCAGGCGCTTGCCCTTCTCGCTTGACTCGGCGTACTGGCGGTTAACGTACATATCGCCCGTCACCTTCCCGTCTTCGTGGCTGACGTTCTGCAGCCATGCGCCTACGTGATATTCATTCACCGCCCGGACATCGCGAGCAGACACATGCTTGCCGTCAACCTTCGGGTGGCCCAGCGGCATCGGGTTGCGCTCAAGCGTGTTGTAGGCCTTTTCGATTTCTGCTGCCGGGTACAACTTCCGGTTCATCACGATATCGTCCACGACAGGCGTGATGCCGCGAACCACTATATGTGGCTTTCCGTCGATGGTTTCAGTGGTGATGTTTGAAGCGGAGTTGACGACGGTCAGCACGTTAACGCGGTTGCGTTTCATGCTGGGTCCTCATTGGTGGATTTCAGGCAATAAAAAAGGCCGCCGTGGCGACCTATTTAATGTGTTTAAACTCCCATCGGAATGAGCTGTAAATGTATTCGCCGCCCTCTTCCCTGTCGGTCAGTTTGGCAGTAATTTCGAACTGACTACCTATTGGGTACAACTTCAAGTCTGACAACTTTTTGGAACATTCGACAGCGAGTGATGGACTTGCCCATTGTCCAGGTGTTGGCCTGATATGAACCTTCCCTTTTCTACCAGATGTACTGGCAGGGTAGTAGCTCTCAACAATCAACTTACGATACGGCTCATCAGTTTTTGCCATAAAAACCTCCGCAAAACCTCCTTGTATCATGCAGCCTCTGCCAATTTCCACTGCTCTCGCTCTTTCTTCAACTTCTCTGCGAGACCTACGTTAAAAATGCTGCCGTCGTCGTTGAGCAGCACCGGAATCTGGCTGCAATAGCAGTTGTACCGATTGCCGTTCTCTGCGTAGAAGTCTCGCACCTGCTCGGTGGTGTATACCTTGCCGTGGCGGCTGGCATGCCAGCTGCGCGTGGTCGGTTTGAGCGCAGATAGCCACAGCAGGCCAGTATTCAGGCCAAGCCGATCAGCTGCCCAGTCCGTTTCGTTCCATTGCGCCTGGCGCAGCGCGCCGACCTGCTCAGTCTGAGCAATGGTCTTAGCCTTCGACATCGACACGTCGAGGCGCTTGCTGATGACGCTGGCCGTTTCGCGTGGGTTCACGCCGCGCGCTACCGCGTCAGTGATGATGTTGGTCAGATCGCCGCGGGCGGTGTCGCTTATAACCTTCCATTCACTGAACGTTGTAAGCCTGGCTGCCGCTATCTGGTTCAGATAACCGGGGCTGCTTAAAAGCTGCTGTAGCGTCGTCTGGCTGGCATATACCTGCGACTGCTGCGAGAGGTTGTTGAAGGCCTCCAGCGTTCCGCGCTGCGCCTCTGCGGCGACGTAATCCATCGCCCACAGGTTTTGTTCGCCGCCTTCCAGCAGGTAATCGTCGAGAATAACCTGCACCGCTTCGAGCAGGTCGGCCAGTTCCTGCGCTGACATGTCATAGATGAACTTGCCGGCATTGACCTGGTAGAGCCGCACATCCTCGCCGCGGTCATGACAAAGGAAATGCCAGTTATGGCTGTTAACCTCTCGCTCTCGCCCTGTCAGGCGCTGGTCGAATAGAGCTTTCAGCGCCACCTTTATCGAGTAATACCTTGCCTCAATGTCGCGCTCCATCTTGCTGACGGACTTGCGCGACATTGTGGGGTCAACTTTCGACCGTGGTATCACCGGACTTTTCGGCTTCTGATTCTGGGTCGGCCAGTGGATCAGGCTTTGGCTTGTTGCCATCTGGCGGCACCTCATCATCAAGTTCAGGCAGGGCTTGCAGTTCGCCAGCCGCGCGTATCTCATTTTCTGTGATAGCAGAGCGGCCAAAGGCATTCGTCGACTTCACAGCCACGTCCGCTAGCTTGTCCATGTTGGCAATCTTCTCTGCCTGGCTAGGCGCCAGCAGATCAGACCATCCCACGGTGACTTCTTCGCCGCTGGCGGGAGGGATAACCCCCAGCGTCCAGAAACGAGTAACCACTTCGGTGATGACGTCGGTCAGGAAGCCATTGCGTCGGCTCATCCTCGTGCGCGCCCATCCTTTTGCATCCTCGGTACTTGCGCGCTCACCTGTCTGCATGCCAATAAGCTCTTTAACAGGAATCGGTACCGTTGCGCAGAACTCGCTCAGCGCGGTGCGCCAGGTTGGCTCAGGGTCCGCAACCGCCACTGAAAGCACGCTCGTATCGCCCTCTTGCATGATGACTGCGCTATCTGTGCTGTCATTGAGGCGTCGAACCTGATCATCCATCCCTTCTGAGAGTTGGGCTTCGCTAACACCAAGCGCCCTGGCCAGTTGTGCGAAGCTTGTCTTGGCACTGAAGTTAAAGTTGAGTTGCCGGCTGGCGTTCTTCAGGAACCCTTCCGCCGCACCGCCCGAAACTTTTTCGAGGTCCAGCAACTTGTTGAACCCCTCTTCCAGCAGCGACTCGCCGGAATCAAGCCGCCCGTCATCCGAGCCTTCAGCCAGAATGATAACGCGATCAGGGTGAACGTTGATGATGCGACCTGGCTGGCCGCTGCGCTGCTGCTGCACCGGTATCTCGGTAAACGAGTACATGCTGACAGCGCCATAATTTTCGCTGTTCTGGTCTTCGTTGTAACTGACCGGGTCTAACTGAGCCTCCCAGACGGGAACGAGCCGGACGAGCGCCCTCTCCTGCAGCCTGCCGACCATCGCCTTATCTACAGGCTCTGACCATGGCCTGTTGTCTTTAACCTGGATCAGTAGCGCAGAGTAACGACCCACTAGGTTACGCTTGTCAGCGCCCTTGATCTGCTTCCAGCATCGCTTGAGTAGCTTGTTGACCCGTTTATCCCAATCCGTTTGCTGGGTTGCATCCTTAGTCTGGTCGCCTTCGTAAACTTCCGGGTAATCTTCCCAGCATCCATCGACCATTCTCGTCACTGCGGCGCCGGCTATGGCGTTGCGTCGGTACGCCCGGTAAAAGTCATCGAAGCAAAGTTCCTTGGGATATCCAAACTCCTGATACAGGCGCTGACGCTTGGTGTTACTGGTGCCATTGAACAGAGCGTTGACGTAACGCATCCGTTCGCGGTCGATGCTGGCGTTCGTGGCGAGTTGTTTATTTTCGCTTTCGTTCACGGTGTCCTCCGTCAGCGCGATCGCACCAACATGCCGGTGATTTTTTGTGGTGAATGCAGTACGCGATAACGTGTTCCATCCCAGTCGTGGTCTTCTTGCTGAGTGTCGACGTCATCAGGGTTTTTATCGTCACGAACGAGCACCGGGATGCGGCTTATCCAGCCACGACAGTAGTCAAAAACGTAGAATGCTGGCTTCTCAGGCATGCCTGATTCCAGCTTCACGCCTTCAACCACCGCTTCGAGCATATCCGCAAAAAGAGATGCGCCGTTGATACGGGAGCCTGGCTTTTTATCAGCTGGCAACCAGGTAACACCCTGCGCTTCCATCTTCTGCGCGATCGATAACTCGTTATCGCCAGTGTTGAATATCGCCCCATCAGCCGGGCCGGGAATCACTTCGCTACAGATGCCTGGCATAATGTGCAACTGGCCCTGTGTGACACCGTCGATTTGAATCTCTTCCGGCTCGTCGACGTCTTCGCCAACCAGCCGCTTGTCAATCCACGCTACGCCTTTCGCGACGTTGGTGGATGACATATTCAGGCCTTTGTTGAGCTCGTCAGGCGGGCATCCGTACCATTCACCGATCAGGATAAGGGAACCGGCAGGCGGGCAGAACTGTCGACCATCAGACAGCTCTGCGGCTGTTCCATCGGCCTGAGCCCACCAGAGGTTAGAGAACGGCTTCGACTCACCCCAGTCATGAGAGCGATCGACGGTCCAGCTATCCGGGATGCGGAACGGCTTAATTACGTGCAGCGCTTCATTCCACAGATGGTCAAATCTCCCGCCACTGGTCACATCCCAGGAGCCCTCCACCCACGCTTTGCGGCGGTTTGGGTCTTTGATGGCCATCAGGGTCGCGATGTACTGCGGGTCGAGGTACGGGTTCTCTTTAAACGATCCGTGGATAGCTACGCGGGTAAGCGTGATTTCCTCTTCTCGTTCTGTCTGAGGGTTGAACACCATTTGCCGGTCTCGCTGCACTGTTCCGCGAGGCGCTGGCTCAATGAAGCGTTTCTTCACCCAGGTATGCCCGATGCCAAACGGGTTGGTCGTGCTGAATGTTTCCAGCGGGATCGGCTTAAGTAACTTGCCATTATCCAGCGGGTAGTTTTCCGGCCTGAACGATGAGCGTCGGCAGGAGAACATCATTTCGTAGAATTCAGGGGACTGCTGTTTCGTCAGCTCGTTAAAGCCAATGAACGGGAATTCCTGCCCGTGAAAATCCCAGTAGTCGTCCGCCTCTTTGCCGAAGCGGAAGAGAAGCTCCTCACCTGTTGGCCATACCCATCGCAATTCGCTCGCAGATGACAGATATCGAGCACCATCGTTGAACAGACGAAACATACGCTTCGACTGCGTGATAATGTCGGCAAGGTTCTTGTATTCGGTATCGAAGATGACGCCACGCCAGAACGAGCCATAGCCCACGCCAACATTGCGCCGGAACCGAGCTAGCTGGGCAGCAGTTTTACCGGGTCCGCGAGTACCTTCGAAAAGTATTTCGTTACACGGGCAACTCAGAGCCAGTGACTGTGATCCAGGCAGTGGCTTCCATACAGCTTTGTAATTCATCCACCGAGCACCTCACTCTGTTGTTTCTGCGCCGCCGCTTCCCAGTCATCCACGTTATCGCTGGTTGGTACCAGCATGACGTTATGCGTAACCTCTTTCGTTTCAGCCTTATTCTCAATGCTGTATGCCTCTCGTTCGAGGCCGATAAGCGTTTTCAGGCTGTCGCTCAGGTCTTTCATGGATTTAACGCGGGAAGGAAGACTGATTATTTTGTGGTAGAGATCGTTGAGCTTATCCATATCTTTGTCATCAGGCGATCGCATCATCTCGCCCAGGTCTTCAAGCGCGGCCACATTGCCACACTCTCCGGCCAATTCATCGAATAGCGTGTTGGTCAGTTCGCGAGCCCTCCGGATGTCACCCCGGTGCTCCATGCGTACCGTTGCAATAACCTCGGCTGTCGCCTCTATCAGTACGCGTTCGGTCAAAGTGCTTTCGTTGCGTACCGTCCTGCGTACCTCCCGCTTGCGTACCAAGTCGTCAGCCTTTTGCTGAATTTTCGCATTCAGGTCGCGCGACCAGTCGTCACGCTTGGCACGCTTACGGATAGCGCCTTCGCTAATGCCGTGCTGCGATGCGATTTCACGAAGGGACATCACCCCGGCCCGGTACGCCGTCTCGATGGCCTCCCAGTCGGGTTTGCTCATACTCCATTCCTTATTTTATCTGTTCAGCACCGCCCCTTAGAGCCGCGCCATTACTGCTTTCTTTTCGCCTGGAGGCGTGAATGGCCTTGTCTCCTGTAAGAGACAAATGATGCTCAGAAGTAATTAGGTAGCACTATAGGGAGGTGCATCCAACATGTTGGACACTCAGTAGTGGCGAGTATAGAACGAAAAACAACCGCTCCAGGCCTTTAATGTTACACGAGTAGGAACGGTCACAGGGGGAAATAAGTTACACAAGAGAAGCACTGACAACCATTCACAACCAAGGAGGTATACATGTTAGAAGTACTAAACTCATTGGCACCGTTTGCCCCGGCAATTAATGCCATCGTCATCCTAATCTGCAGCATCATTGCAAAGTACTACGGCGTTCTTCCTCTACCTTTCTAATCCCCGCCTTATCCAGATTGCACTGCCCCAGCGCAGAGTAAAGCTTCGCGTTTAACTCCAGACTAGCCTGCCACGTGAACGGAGCCTCCATTCCGGGGATCGGTGTGTCTGCAGTAAGGTCAGCGCTTATCGGTACCACCGGCGCCGGCACGTAAACCGTCCGCGTATTCCCGCAAGCTGTCAGCAGCGGCAGCAGGAACAAGCTGCTTAGCACACTGATCGCCTTCAAGCGCCTGCCTGATGTAGATAACACGCTGCTCACTTGCCTGGGAAAGTTCGGTCTTTGCATTCTGGGTTACCCGGGAAATGTCATTGATGAGGTTCATTGCGGTGACTACGCTATTGCTAACGGTCTCGGCGGTTTCCGCCCTGACCATTGCTTTATCACGCTGCTCTTTGAAGGTGATGGCGTTGTCACGGTAATGGTTCATGAAGAATGCCAACCCGCCGATTAACGCTATAACCAGTAGCTGCAACCAGTAACGCCTTACCAGTACCCCAATCACGACAGGAACAGAGCGCGCTCCGCCTCACGTCGGCGGGTCAGCCCATTCAGGACTTTGCCGCCAGATTTATTCCAGCGCAGAAACTCATCAGCAGCACCTTTGATGTCGCCAGCATTGAGCTTTTTCAGCAGAGTTGACGTTGAGAGTGCGCGCGTACCGACGTTGTAAGCGAACGATACCAGGGCATCAAACTGCCCCTGGGTTAGCTTCGCCTTCACAATTTTAAGGACGTCGTTTTCGTAGCTCACCAGACCTGTTTTAAGTAGTCGATCAGCTGTGCCTTGATCGATAGTCATTCCCGGCCTTATCGGTTTACCGTCGACAGGTAGGGTCCAGCCATAGCCAATTGTCCACGGCGCACCACCCGTTCCCGGATCAGGGTATGCGGTCAGCCGGCAGCCCTCAAACCCTTTAATCAGTGCAATTCCTTCAGGACTGGTTTGCATCATCAACTCCTGCTTTTCTGGCGGCGAACTTCTTAATCAGGTTGCCGATCGAGTCAGTACCGATGTAGCCAATGAAGACACTGGCGATGTAAGCGAGATTGCTGCTCAGGCCAATGAAGTCGAGAAGGTCGCGGACGAACCAGGCGATCATCGCGCACATGACCGCATCGATCAGCGTCTTCGCCATGGCGCCACCGTTATAGCGGCCCCGCAAATAGGCCATGATGAAAGCCAGTATTGCGCCGATACCCTGCTCCTTAGCTGCCAGCAGAGCGGCGATGAAATCTTGTTTGTAGGGCATTCGCATAAGCCTCACCTCCGTTAATGACGGATGGCGCTGTGTGTGTTTAAAAGGGGTCAGGCCCGTCAGGCTGGATTTAACAACGAAGCGTGTCGATGATGATTCCTGCGGGACCTGATAATAAAAAGGTCAGCGCAATGGCTGACAATGAGGGTACGGCGCTGACCAATCACCTGTTACTAACGAGGTAAAATGATTCAAGTCAACATAATCAATTTTTGATTATAAAGTCGTTTACGTATAGTCATTTTTTGATTATATTGTTTTCACAGGCAGGCATTCCGCCGCCATTACGAGGGACCGAAAATGACTACAATCACTATCAATACTTATGACCCTGAAGCACGTTTCAACATGGACAAGGACGAAGCCAAGTCTTTCTTTGAGTTCGTTGAAAAGAAAGCCACAGACGCAGGGTTTAATGTTCAGTACGACAGTTGCAACTATGTCGATGAAGAAAGTGAGCGCTTTGTTGAAAAATGCTTTGAGGATTATTAACCAACTATGACGATCGATGAATACGTAGATTATTATTTTAATGGCAATAAATCAGCGTTTGCCCGTCACATGGAGGTAAACCCTCAACAGGTTACTAAATGGGTTAATGATGGATGGGTTGTTGACAACCACACGCTCTATAGCCCCCGCCGTAGCGTTCCAGAACTTACTGTTCCTGAAAATGTTAATGGCGGCGGATCAGCGGGTAACTGACGCATATAATCTGGTTCAGGGCTCTTGCGCGGCGGGTGTCGACGTGTCGTGCAGCACGTTTCTACCCAAGAGCCCTGACCGGATCGCACAACCACACTCTCGCAGTGGCCGCGCTCATGCCCTTGAGACCTTGTCGCTCATCGCCGCTCATAACCGGTGCGCGTCTGGCGTTCGCGCTGCTTTACCGTCATACCCTTTTCCTCGATTACCCTGACCAGCGGTATGTCGCAGTTTGGACCTGCGTCTGGCTCCCTCAAGGAGACTCGGGGCCACATCATGACTGTGGCTTGTAAACGCGGTCTATCCGTTTATCTTTCACATTTTCCGCCCCCAGAAACGCAAAAGCCCCGACGTTTCCGCCAGGGCCTTTTTATTCTTCATGCCGCCACTTAAAGTTAAGGCAGCATATCAAAGTAGACTCAAATATGACGCATTTAATCCAGTTTTGCAAGACTTGAGTCAAAATTTGTCGCCTTTTGTTGTGAACGTGATCGCGTAACCTGCAAAAGAGAATCGCTATCAAGGCTCCGCAAGGTGGCTTTCATCTCCTCCCACCGCTCTGTAAACGTTTCTGACCAGTTCTTCGGGGTCACTCCGACCAGGGCGGCAAGCTTTTGGTATTCATACGTCTCCCGCCCTGCCAGCTCGGCTTTGACATCCTGCGCGGCCAGCCAGATAAGCTGACGAAGGCGATCGACTGTCTTTTTTGCAATGCGCACGCCGGCCAGCTTCTCGCTGAATTGCTCCCATGCCCACCGGGTGATCGTCTCCTGGTGCTCCCAGCGGATATTGTCGCTGTAATTCCAGAGCAGCCAGGCTTTCTGGTGGTCTTCCAGCGACAGCAGAGCCCGGCGCCATGATGCCGTTGAATATTCCACGGGCTGAACCAGGGCGATTGCTGAGCCTTTGGCGCGTGACTGTTTCCCCGGCACCGGCGGATTGCTCGGCTTAACCATTCTCCCGGTTGCCGGGTCGACTACCTTCATCCGCTTACTGCTGCGCGCCGTCGCCTCAAACATCGCGTTTTCCGCAAAGGCTACCAACTGCCCTTTCGTCGCGCCACTCAGATCGGTGGTGGCCACTATCAACTGCTGGCGAACAAATTCCAAGTATTGAGCCGTCATGCTGTCTCTCCCAGGGTCTGATAGATGCGAACGAAATTTCTCAGTATGCGGTAGTCAACCAGTACGGTGCCGCGGTGCCGGCAGAGGCGGAGCTTTTGCCAGCGGTCGCGGATGCGTTCGATAACGTCACGGCTCATGCGGCCTCCATTTCGGTAATGGTTAGCTCAAGCCGCCCACCTTTGACGACAGGCATTCTCTTCACGCTGTAGTAATCAACCTGCTGGTCATCGAGCCAGAAACCCGATTTCGTCAGGGCATCGAATGCTGCCTTTTGCAGGTTGTCCAGGTCACGGCTCCGGCGATCCGGCATGTGGCACTCAATACGGATTTTCAGTGGAGTGACCAGGCCGATATCAAGCATCGAGTCTTTGATGATTCTGGCGACTCTGTCTCGGTATGCCTGCCCTTCCGCGCTAATGTGAGTACGCCCCCGGTTGTGTCGGTAGTAGCGGTTGTTGCTGGGAGGCCAGGGTAATGAAATGCGATATTGGTTCATGCTTTTATCAACCCCTCTTTCATCCAGATAACCTGCGTTCGGGCCATTCCCTCCAGAGCGCACTCTTTCGCATACTCCGCATCTACCAGGCGCGTGCGGCGGTCTATTTCATCGTGACAGGATGAACAGGCGATAGCGGCGATCAGATCAGGCGGCTTAATCCCCGTCCCGCACAATCCAGCAATGCGGATATGGGCCAATACCGTGGTTTCAGGGTTGCCGTTGCAGACGCCCGGGATGCGAACCTGACATTCGCGACCGCGAGCTGCTTTGCGTAAATCAGCCATGGCTTTTCCTCCGGGCAGCGCGGCGCAGCCAGCGGACATCTGCCAGGTGAGCCGTATAGTGAAAGGTGGGGATATCTGATGGCTTAACTTCGACTTTGTGCTTGCGGCGCGCCGGCACGCGGAAGATGCCGCGATCCATGACCTTAGCGAGCAGACTGTGCATGCGAAGCCCTCCATTCCTGAGCCCATGCAATCCGACTGCTGGACTTCTCGCTGAACTTCACACTGTGCTCAGTCCCGAACCAGTAAATCGCCTCGATTACCTCGACCATGTACCGCTTGCTGGATTGAGAGGTGCGAACGCCGAAGTAGACGCGGCCGCCGTTGATGCCCGGGGCGGATTTCTGCTCACGCTCCGGGTTTTGCATCTGGCTGACCAGTACGGTGATGAGGTCTTTCCACTCCGCAGGCTCCAGCTTTTCGCCGTGCCAAATCACCTGATCGCTCAGGTCTTTCAAAAGTGGCCACATGAGACGATTCTGTTTGTCGGTGCGGCTTTCTTCGCGCGCCTCGATAATCAGCGGCGATCGGTGGTCGACGGGCAGAGACTGGATGAAGTTGACGACGTTACGCTTAACGTTGTCGTTGATAAGGCAGAATTGTTGCTTCACGCTTCACCTCCGCAGAGGTTAAACGCCGAATGCAGAAAATCGCCGGTGGCTTTCGCCATCGGTGACAGGGATTGCTGTACGGTTTTGTGCGCCATGTGTCCCCACTTGGCGCCGGGGTAAAGTTGTCAGTTGTCCAGACTGACTAGGTAATTATCGCCCGTCATGGGGATAAAAGCAAAATGAGCATATACGAGAAAATCGCTATTTCTTGGCGTTCTGCTCTGCCATTTCCAGATAGCGCGGATCGGATGCTCGGGGTAACTGGATGCTCTGCTCACGGTAGTAGCGGACGCGCTCCATGAAGTAGTCTCTCAGGTGCTCTGGCTGCTCTCTGGCTACCACTTCGGCGACAACCGGCATGTTCAGGCGCTCTTTGTAGGCGACGCCGGACGCTGCCAGGTCGACGTTGACCTTGTCCTGCTCATCTTTCGATTTGGCTGCAATGTTCCACTTCGACATAAAACTTCTCCTGCCTAATCCCTCATGCTATATGATACATAACTTTTTTTGTTCAAAGGGTGTATTTGATTATGTGGATTACTGTCTTCACAACTGTTTTTACTGGTGTAATCGTGTACGTTCTTGGGCAAATCATAGTTAAATGTGCGCTTGACCCATACATTTCGTTCAAGGAGCACTTAGGGAAAATATCATCACTATTGCTTCGCGAACAAAGCAAAATTATGAACTTCAAGGCCAATGCAGAGCTAATTAATGAGCTAAAGTTATCAGCCGGGCTATTGATAGCTAAATCAAAAGCAATCCCGTGCTATAAACACTTTTCAAAAATTGGCCTACTCCCTGTATACAATGACGTGATCGATGCGTCGCATCACCTCAACTTAATTGCTTCTAGGTTAGAGGAGTGTGGATCCACCTATCCAAATTCAAAATCATCTTTATCCCAAGGTGATTCTGTCTATACCTCTGTAAAAGTAATAGGTGAGAAGTTAGATATAGTAGTTAGATATTAACTCTCACCCTTAGCTTTACCTCATCTTCTGCGCGGCTTTGCGTTCTGCGGGGGATTTAGGCATCAACTTACCTCCCGCTCAACGTCAGGAAGCACTGCTTTAACGGCTTCGCGGACCTCTTTCATTGAACGATCAAACCAGTTTACCGAGGTTGTATAACCGTCGAACTTCGCGCCTTTGGCATTAATTTTTGCTACCGTAATATCTCTGGCCGCATTAATCATCGCTACGGCTACAGCTTCAGGGATTTGGTTACTCACCTTTCACCTCCTGCGGGGCGGCTGCCAATGTGGAGTCGATGATATGCTGGCGCATCCAGTTAGCCCCACGCGCAAACACGTCTACTGGGTCTCCATAGTAATATCCTATTTCATATGCCTGCCCTGATGTCATCTCATCAGGAATTACCAGAGAGTTGCCGCCTTGCGCCGGATTGACGCTGTTTTGCGCCGGGCAGCAATCGGATTGCGCCGGATGGTTGCCAGCCTGTAGCATGGCGGCGCGGCAGGATTCATACTTCGCCATCACGACCAAAACGCCATGATTCCATGCATGCTCATCAATTGAGTCGCACGTTTTACATTCTTCAATTGCCGCTTCGAATATCGACACATCATCCGGCACTACCGGCGCTGGCTGCTCCATTCCCACCAAAACAGCTTCAACTCTGTCAAATACCGCCTGCATGTCAGAGACATTAGTCATGCCGGTTGGTGTGAAGATGTGGCGCATGGTGGCATCACCGATGTTGTATTTTTCTGGCACCGGCTGCGCGTGGCGATAGAGCGCAACGTCTGAAGCCTCAGAATTCTGCTTGCCCCACAGATACGCCGTCTCCCTCCCTCCGTCGATATAGCCCAGGTTGCGCTCGTCGGTGTACGCCACCGGCTCGCTGTCCATTGCGGCCAGCGCTATACGAGCCAGCTCCTCGGCCTCCTCAGCTGGCAGCATTACGTTGCTTCCGGCGCCGTAGGTTTCACGCCATGATTTAATTTTTTCCAGGCGTTCTCTGGTTAATTTGCTGGTCATTTAAAAATCTCCGTCGCCAACACTAAGATATCCACTGGCAGAAATAGCAATTAACTGATTACCCTCAGTGCTATCGCAGTCAGTTGCGCTACCCAGCAACAAATTAAAACCACCGGAAGCGGTGTAAAAATTCGCGTCAGGGAACTCTTTCTGAACGTCCTTCAGTAACTCGGCTAACCCTTTTGTCAGGCGCTTAAATTTGCGCGCTGCGCCTGGGCATTTTTCATCGAGCAAGCAACTGGCCTCGTAATAGTCCCCGGCATCAATGTGTTCCAGTAATTCTTTAGTATCCATCACTCAGCCTCCACCTTGATGCCAGCGGCGGCCAGAGCCTTCTCCATATCCTCAGCATCGTAGTAAGGGAACGGGCAAAGAAGGAATAACTTTTCGTGCCCCAGGTTCCGATGCGGCAGCTTCACGGTGCGGGACTCCAGCTCGGCGATACGCTTCTCTGCGATTTCCTGTTCATGCTGCAGCGCCAGCAGCATTCGGGCTATCGTACGGATTTCTGCATTGATGTTACACATGCGCGGGTCGTTGGCGTACTGCTCAATGCGCTCCCTGCTCAGCTTCTCTTTCATTCTGCCTCCCGATTCAGTTCAGCAGAAAGAAACCCGGTCAACATAGACCCTGAGTGCCCCACGATTAACATCCATACTGGAACATCAATGCGTGTGCATACCATAGCTACCGGTACGACGAACAAAGTTATAAGGGCGATAAGCCCATAAATTTTCCAGCTAGAATCCATAATCACTTCCCCACCTGCAGTTTGATACCCGCAGCCGCGCAAAACTCTACGGCTTCTTTCTGCGCTTTCTGATAGCCAAAAACCACATCCTGGTTGAACATTTCAGGATTGATCGATGGCAGACTAACGATCACAATTTTCGATTCCAGCATAGAGATTCGCTGACGATAATCTGCAACCATGCGTGACACCTGTTCCAGCGGTGTGACATCGCCGCCGTCTGGAGGGTCCATGTACTCAGCGCCGGGAGGCAGGAGCTTGCAAAGCTCTTCGTCTACCTGCTGCGCCTTCTCCAGCGCCTCTTCTTGATCGGTGATGATTTTTGATTTCTCGTCTGACAAGGCCAGCCACCTAATCTCCCGATCTCGACATTTCTCCAGTTTATCTACCAACGATAACGCGATTTTTCGCAGATGGTCTTTACTGCCAATTGCCTGATTTGAAAGCTCAGCGCGCAGTTGAGCCAGCTCTTGCTGCGCCAGTTCGGTGATATCAGTCATGCTGCACGCTCCGCCTTCTGCTTGTTGTATACGGCCCAGCTAAGGGCATCGAGTTTGCGCTGGCCGGCTTTGTCGAAGAGGTGAATGCCGTTTTTGCAGGCATGCTCTGCCTTCACTTGCTCTTCAAGTTCCGCCAGTTGCTCATAGGTGAGCGTTGCAAGTTTCAGGCGGTTCCAGCCGAAGTTAGGGATTCGGTTGCTCATTTGTCGGCCCCCTCGCGCAGTTGCTTCACGTGTGAATTAGCGAGTGAAAGGTAAGCCAAAGCTGACACTGCTCCGCTTTCATCAAAAATCTTATGCACGGTGTTGGATACGAACTCCTCCACCCCATCAGCCTTAATCCCGGCTACGAAGCGATCGGTGGCTGGGGTTTCGTTCAGCACCCCAACGATTAGCTTCTCCCATTTGTTGAAATACACCCCGCCTGGGCGTCCAGCCATTAACTGACGAAGCAGGTCACGCATATTCCAGTTCTCGGCGATTAAAGGCCTCAGCCCCACATTCTCCGCAGCCAGCTGCTGGTACGCTTTCGCCAGCTTCAGGAACTTCTGCTCTCTGATCGACAGCTCGCCTGCGCTCTCCAGGGAGGCGATGAGCTCGTTTACTGCCTGTAATGTGATAGTCATTTTCTTACTCCCGCCAGGTACTGGTTAAACAGGTTGGTCATTGGGTTTACGCCTCCGGGACGCTGGCGATACTGAACAGACGGATCGCTTTCGGTTACGGCTGTCGTGTCGACCAGGGTGTAGCGGTAGCTCCTGCACTCACCCGCACGCTGTACCTGGCCGTCACGGTGCATCTGCCACAGGGAGGAATTGACCACTGAAGAGTCAAGACCGGTACCGCGGCGGATATCCTGAAAGCTGCAGCCAGGATGCTGGCCGACGTAATTGATTACAGCTTGTTTGCCAGAGTTCTTTTTCATGACCGGTTCTCCCGATAGCTGTCCCAGGTAAACGAAATCGTGCAGCCTCCGCCGTCGTTCATGCGGTCGATGACCCGCTCGCCGATAAACTGCGTCAGCTCATCCTTCGGCAGGTTGCTGATCAGGATCGTCGGCTTCAGGCGCTCGTAGCGGGTGTTGATGATTTCAAACATGATCATCTCCTCGGCTTTGCTGCCGAACTGAATGCCTACCTCGTCGATAATCAGCAGGTCCGGCTTGGTGAAGAAGCGGATCACGTCTTCCTCGGAGCGGGTCGCCGTCTTTGACCAGGTGGATTTAAACTCCCGGGCGATTTTCAGCGCGGTGGTGAACACGACCGGGCTCTGGTGATCTGCGATAACGCTTTTCGCAATTGCATAGGCCAGGTGGTTTTTCCCTGTGCCGGGTTTGCCGCACATAACCAGTCCGCCGCCGTTCTTACGTCGATCTGGCCAGCGGCTGGCATACGCTCGGCAGACTTTCAGTGCAAACTCCGCGTCTTCGCTCACCGGCAGGTAGTTATCCAGCGTGCAGGCTTCGAACCGGGCCGGGATCTTGAGCTCAAGCATCAGTCGTTCAACATTCGCAGTGCGAGTTCTGTCATCCGTTTTGGCCTTCTCGTTTCGCAGGAAAACGAGCTCATCTTTCAGGCATCCCGGACAGCTTGTCGGTGCCCCTGGCAGGCGTACCAGGCCGGTAGATACGCGCTGGCGTTGCTCATAGTCGCCGTGCTTTTCGCAGACCACTAACTGCTTAATGACTTCGGTGTTTGGGATGTCTAGCGCTGGCTGTGAAAGCTCCTGCAGCTGTTTTTCGACCAGGGTGATTCGTTCGTCCAGGTTCATTGTTGATCCCTCATCCAGTCCGGAATTTCGGTTTTTCCGTAGTCTTTGTCAGCGAACCGCTCAGTGACGCGGGACTCCTGCCGGCGCTGCGGCCTGGCGCCTTTCGGCTCAAAGAGTCCCTGCCAGCCATTCGCGATGCTCTGGTTAATAATTTCTTCAGGGGAGTAACCGTTCAGCCGGCAGCGGTCCAGCAGGTTGATAGCCTGGGTGACCGTCTGCTGAGACTTGATCGGCTTTTTCAGGTCACGACGGTATGCCACCCATGACGACCAGATTTCTGTAGAAAGCCAGTCAGGCAACTGAACAGCTGACGCATCGAACGAAACCGCCCGGGGGGATTTAGGGGGGTTATTAATATTGTCTTTATTGTCTTTTGTATGTTTGTCTTTTGTGTTTACCTGATTCGGGTAATAGGCGTTACCTGATTCGGGTAAACTTTTCTTACCTGATTCGGGTAATGTTACCTTTTTCAGGTAAGGTCTTTTTTCTGTACCTTTTACGGGTAAAGATGACCATTCGCTGACCGCTTTATTAATCCCGATTACGCGACCGGTTTGGGTTAATATCCCCCGCTTAACCAGGGCGATTTTTGCAGCTGAACACTTGTGCGGAAGAATGCCGGTCAGCATCGAGATCTGCTCGTTACTAACCCAGTCAGCCTTCTTGTTGAAGCCGTATGTTTTGCGCATGACAGCCATGAACACCAAAAGCTGATGCTGCGACAAACCCGCATGCATGACAGCTTCAAGGAGCTCATTGGCGATGCGCGTAAACCCATCGTCGAGATCTGCCACGCGCAGCTCCTGTAGTGCCACGACAGGCACAGGGAAATTGATTACCTCGGCAGTATTTGCCATAATTACTCCTGTGAATTGATCCAGTTAATTCGCGTAGAAAGCCGTTAGTGTTCGCGCACTGCGGCTTTCGCCTTTTACGCACTTCATCAGTCCCACCCAAGCGGACCAGGCCGACACCGCTCTGCACGTAATCCGATATCTGCCAGCGTTTCTACCGACTGCAGGTAATGCCGGGAAACCACTACCGCTTCAGGCGGCACAACCTGCAGACCAAGCACGGACAACTCTTTTGCTATGTCAGCGAAATGCCCTTCCCCCTTTCTGCGACTGACTGTTGATTCACTGATACCCAATATCTCCGCGTAAGCCTTCTGCCCGATGGATGAAAGGCGGTTGAGTAAAACCCCTTCCAGCTCAATCGGGTTGAGGATTGGCGGTTCTAAGTTGCGGGCTATTGCATTCTCCATCTGTGATACTTCCTCTGGTGGTGTTTGAAAGGCCGATTAAATCGGCAACTTATTGAGATTGAGATGGCATCTCGCCATAAAGCAGCCACTTAGGGTCGCAATGGAGCGCAGTTGCCAGTTCGAACAAATAACGTGGGCGCTTGGTTGTCCCGGCCTCAATTGCCTGCAGAGACTGCTGTCTCATGCCAACTTTTTTTGCTAATTGCGCCTGAGACAGATTCATCTCTTCGCGCTTTTTTTTGAGGCGTTGCGAAATGGTTTCCATGTTACCTCCTACAGTTTTATCTGTATTCTGTGACAGTTATTTCTGTTTGTCAATTACAGTTTTAACTGTGAATATCAAGGCATACATTGAGAGGGATTTATGAGCCTTGCAGATCGCGTAAAGCAAAAGAGAATTGAGCTCGGTCTAACGCAGACCGAGGCAGCGTTGAATGCCGGAATAACTCAGCAGTCATGGC